GACTGCCCTACAATTCTACCAGGAATCTTCCTCTTATATTTTTCAGTGGTTGCAAAGAATGCTGCATGAGGTCCTCCATATCCCATAGGTATACCGAATCTCTGCATACTACCTACAGCAATATCAAATCCCATATCACCTACAGGTTCTATTAATACTTGTGCCATAGGATCTATAGCAACAATTTTTATACATTCATATACATCTGCAACTCTATTAATTGCTAGAGGTTCTCTTATCCTACCTTTGTTATTTGGTAGTTGTATTATATAAGCAAATGCATCTTCAAAATCTTTTAACTTGATAGTGTTTGATAGATCTATTGTTTGTATTTTTATACCTAGAGGTTCTGCTCTGGTTTCTAATACTTTTAAAGTTTGTGGAAATATTTCACTGTCTACTAAAAGTTTATTTTTATTTTTAGAACTATTATATGCCATTATCATTGCTTCTGCTGCTGCAGTTCCTTCATCTAATAAAGATGCATTAGATACTGGTAACCCTGTTAGTTCTGTAATCAGTGTTTGATAATTAAATAATGCTTCTAATCTTCCCTGAGATATCTCTGCCTGATATGGTGTGTAAGATGTATACCATGCAGGATTCTCGAATACATTTCTTTGTATAACTGGTGGTGTTATTGTACCATAATATCCCTGACCTATCAGAGTTCTTTTAACTACATTTTTTGCTGCTATTTCTTTCAGTTCCTTTAGTGCTTGTTCTTCACTACATGGTTCTGGTAAGTCACCATCTCCACGAAGTAAGATAGAGGTCGGTACTACCTGCCTTACTAATTCCTCTAAGGATGATACACCTAGGTCTTCTAACATTCTGTTCTGTTCCTGTTCTGAAGGACCTATGTGTCTTGAAATAAATTCTGTCATACAATGTAGTTGTTGATTACTAGGTAGTCTATGTCCATTTTTTTAAATGCTTTGATTGCATCTTCTGGGGTTTCTACTATTGGTTCACCGTTATCATTAAATGATGTATTGAGAAGAACTGGAACTTCAAACTTACGAAGTAATGTGCAAAGTTTGGGATTCAGTTCATCATTAACAGTTTGCATTCTACATGTACCATCTTCATGAATGATAGCAGGTAGATCTTCTTTTACATCATATGAGTATAGCATATATGGGGAATCATATCCACGACCTTCTAAAGTTACTCCTGCGAATGGTCGCCAATACTCACGATGTTTTACCCTACTATTAATTATATCTTTATTTTCTGCTTTGTGTGGAGACATTAATATAGATCTAGAACCTAATGCTCTAGGACCGTGTTCTGATCTACCTTGAAACCATCCTATTATTTTGTTATCATCTATTAACTTAGCAACTACCTCACATAATTGATCAAAGTCTTCAAAGTAGTCTGCATCCTCTGGTACATAATCATCATATGACTTACCAAGTAATGCTAGATTAGTTGGTAGTTCGATAGTCTCTTGTGTTTTATATGCAGCATAAAGTGCAGCACCAAAATGTACACCTGAGTCATTTGGATATGGTGGTATATGTACATTCCTAAACAGTGGTCTAAGTAAACTATTTGTACATACATTTAAAAAACAACCACCTGCAAAACAATTATCTTCTTCTAGATAATCCTCTCTTAAGGCACTAACTAATTTTACCAGAGCATCTTCAAAATGTTGTTGTGTATAGTATGCTATATCATCTGCACTATGTCCATCTAATTTTTTAAATACATCATTGTATTCATAGAAGTTGACCCAAGGTGGTTTGAATTCATATCTATCAACATTCCATCTTTTATCATTAGAAAATAAGTATGGCGGTTCTGCATCTGGCATCTTACCATAGGCAGATAGTCCCATTACTTTTCCCTCTGGACTGAATGTAGATACATCTATGTAATCTTTTTCATCATAATGATATATCAATTCATTTTTATCATTGTAACTATGACTCTTGCTTTTTTTAAGATTGTATGTCTGAACTGCCATCTCCATATAGTAGTCACCAAATGAATTTTCTCCTTGTCCAGAAAATAAATTAAATGATCTAAACATTCTTTTCTTCTTATCAAAATATCCTATACTATTATTCTCAAATCCCTTAGTAGATGAGTCTGCAAAATCCCATCTAGGACTACCCATACCATCTAAGGTAAACCAACTACCACTATTAAATGGTGATGTAAAAACAGTAGATGCTGCATGACATAGATGGTGACTTATATACCATAGTTCAGCATTAGGAAATTTAGATTTTAAAAATGTTGCTATGTCTCCAGATGCAGTAAATGTATTACATAGATGAACTGCTGTTGGAGAGTACGCTACGATATCAATATCTTCTGGAGTTAAATCTTCTAAACAATATCTTATAGAAAGTTCTGGATAATTACCCTCTTGTTTATTTCTTGTCAGTCTCGACTCATCTATACTTCTAATATGTTTTCCATTGACAAATAATGTAGCACCAGAATCATGTACTCTAGACATATCATCTGCATGGTTTCCATTCCAACCAATAGCACTATGCAGACCTAGTATTTTCATAATTAAAGACTAAAAGTTCTTTACGACCTTGCTGATCTTTCATATACTCACCAACAGATCTCATAGTATATGTATGATCAAATTCGGTAGAATACCAGTTCTTAAATCTATCTCTAATTAGTTGACTACTATTGTATGATATTAACTGTGTTGCTGTAAACTTGTCACACATAGTAGCAAAATAATCATGACTGAATCTTTTATGTAGATCTCCTTTCTTACCACCATATAAATTATCTTTGATCTCATAAGGAGGATCTAGATATACAAAAGTATCTTTACTATCTGATAATAAATCTGACCAATCAACATTTGTAATTGTCCAGTTCTCTATCAACTTACCATATGCTCCTAGTTTTTCAATTCCTCTGTAGGAGAAATTAGATTCTGATGCTTGAGGAGAGAAGGACGATGCTTCAGTAAGACCAGAGAAAGAACACTTATTAACAATATAGAAAGCAGCTGCTCTTTCTTGATTCGATAATTTCTCATCATTTAAATCTTCCTTTGCTTGAATGAATAATTCTTTAGCAGTATCTCTATCTGGATGCATGTTCTTTATGCTCCAAAGTAAGTTCTGCAATCCCTCACCATCATGCTGCACTTCTTTCCAGAAATTAATTAAGGGTACATATAAATCATTTACCCATACATTAAGATGAGGATGCATCTTAGTTACATACAATGCAACAGAACCACCTCCTAGAAATGGTTCTCTATATTCTTTGTATGAATCTAGATTTGGAAAAACTGTTGCTAGTTTTGTACAAGCACGAGACTTGCCACCAGGATATCTAAGAGGAGTTTTTAGTGCTTTCATTTTTTTGATCGTTTACCTTTTGTATGACTCATGTTTTCAGCATGAGTTCCCCATTTTAGATTAGTATAATGGTTATTGCGATTGTTTTCATCTTTATGTAATATCTCATCATAATTATTTGGATTAGGAACCCAAGATTCTGCAACTAATTGATGAATATTCCTTTTTTTATATGCTACATTTTTACCATTCTCATCATAAAAATATATGTTAACACCCTCATACATTTTGTCTTCATCATAAGGGTTTCCTCTTAATGAAGTAGTAAGTTCAATTAATCCATATTCATTAACTTCTCCAAATCTTCCATTTTCATCACATCGACGAGGTTTTCTATATGCAACACCATCATTACTTACATAATAATTTGGATAGTTGGTTGGTTTAATATGGTCTGGTAAAGTAACAGGAGGAAAATTATTTACCCATTTCTTTTTTGGTTGATCCTTTTTAAAGTATCCTTTTGGTTTTTTTATATAAATCCATTTTCTATCTTTTCCAACTATCCACTTTGTACCATCTGGTCTAATTATAAGATCTCCCACATTATGCTTTTTTCTAATTCCTTTTGATTTTGTCATTTGAATTCACACTCCACCATTATTTCTGTTAGTGCTGCCAACAGATTGATTTCCTGATCAGCAACAAATGCTATTTGGTATTGATACTTTGCAATAATCAATACCGCAGCAGCGATACTAGGACCATCAAGATTACTGTACATTGCATCATAAACTTTACGCAGTAAAACAGATGGGTCATTGTCCAAGTTTGACACCACCCATTTTCTAACTGCAGGAAAGTCTTTTGATCTTAGAGTTTTGATTAGATCATCAACTCTAACTTCAGTAAATTCTGCTAGTATCGCACTATCTATTTTACCAGAAACAGAATATCTTTGCAACTCATTTAATACTCTTCTCCAGTCTGGAAAATGTTTATTGATTAATTGTAGTAAAACTTTCTTATCAAAATCTATATTCTCTGCTGTAAGTATTCCAACAATCCTGTCAAAGAATGCAACTTGTATCTGTGCTTTTTGAGAACCTCTAATATTAAATTCTATTACACTACATCTTGAGTGTAGTGGTTCTATAATTTTATTCTTATAGTTACATGTAAAAATAAATCTACAGTTCTTATGGAAAGCTTCTATATTACTTCTCAATAATAACTGAACATCATGTGTAGTATTATCTGCTTCATCAATAATAATTACTTTATGTTTTGTAGTTGGTAATAAAGACATAGTAGATGCAAAGTTCTTTGCCTGTCCTCTTACTGTGTCTAAAAATCTACCTTCATCTGATCCATTAATTAAAATATAATCACAACCCAACTCTTCACACAATGCTTTTGCTACTGTAGTTTTACCAACTCCTGCAGGACCTGTCAATAGAAGATTAGGAATCTCACCTTTATTTAAAAACTCTGTAAAAGTTTTCTTAATACTCTCTGGGAGAATACAATGTTCAATAGATTTAGGTCGATACTTTTCAACCCAAAGAAAATCCTTTTTCATAATAAAGTGCAAGTAGTTGGAAGAAACAAACTGTTGCTGATAAAATTGTTAAAAATTTTACCAGTTTAGTCATCGTGTTCATCCCAAGGGTCAGTTAAGTCTTGGTTGTCAAAGAATGCTTTGTATACACCTATGCCAACCATAATGAATAATGTAATACCTATTATAGCAGCAAATTGTGCAGATGGCGAGAGTCCACTAAAACTCCCATGTGGTATTAGAGTATCATTGCATTTTGCAATAGTTTCTGGATCGCTCCAAGTACCAGGCAAAGTGTAAACTGGTGGACATGCTGCTAGTAAATTAATCATAATACCCAATTTGGTTTTCTGGATGGGTCACGAAGATAATTAGATGTAACCCAAGGTTTGCTGCTAATGTAATTCTTGTAAGCAGTAAAAGTGTTAATGCTTGTGTCATGTTTAAATTCATCAGTCATTGCTCTTACAAATTCGTATGCCCAATAAGGTTCATATGAATCTTTAGGAAAGATATGCTTTGCAGCGTTAAGAGTATATTGACAACTATGTGTCTTACTATACCTGTGTGTATACTCAGCACATAAGGCAAGTCCGTGTCTTAGTAACCAATAAAAATGGTTTTGTGCCCAAACAGTACATGGATGATTACGGAATGCACCTTTGTCTGTTTTGTATGGTTCACCATTTAATTTAGGTAATGTACCAAACCCATGTCCCCATTTCTTAGATGCTACGATAGATAACATTTGACATGTTTCTAAAGGCATTTTTACTATGTGTTTATCAGGTAATACCTGAGCACATTTTACAGGATCTGGATCTGTTACAAAGATATTCATTCACTAGTTCTCCATTGCTTACGCATCATAACATATACAGAACTTTTTGCAACAACATCACGAACTTTTTTAAATATTTTTGCTGACTCAGCAAACTTACTTGTAGCATGATCTGGTTCTTGAGGTAGAATCTCTTTAGTTCCTTTCTTATATTTTCTACCTGAGTTATGGTTAGCATATCTTCTTGCTCTGGTAAATCCCATTTCTAGAAATTTACGACACATATCCATACCGATGAAGTCTTCTACATCACGATAATCAAGATACATACCAAAGATATGATTAGCAGACTCTACTGCTTCAGAGGGAGTTTTGAATCTCCAATGAGCACATATATCGTTAGTATAAGGGCGAACCAGTAGAACCCCTTGCTCCCCTCTTCCGATACGATATAGTTTACGAGTTTCCTCGTCTGTAAAGTCAAGTCCTTTATAATTGAGGTCATAATTAAATTCCTTCATTAGTTAAATCCTTTAGATTTTTGTTTTGGTTTGTCTAGGACTTCTACCACTGCATCAAAATTAATCATATTACAATGATTCCACCACCACTCTTGAACTTCTTCCCATGATTTCACAATAAAAGTAGCATAATGTTTAGAAACTATTTTGTAATGATGCCTGTCATAAGGTTCATCACTTGTTTGTTTAAACATTACTCGTATGTTGAATCTGGTTCTAGTGCAATGTAGTAGTCTAGATTGTAATTGCTATTTGTAAATTTAGCAAGTAATTGTTTAGAGATTGCTACATTATAAGAGCCAGGTATTAACTTGATGTTTTCTATTTTGAAATTAAATTCAAATGCCTTATCTGTTTCTCCGACATTTAAAGAGAACTCATTAGAGTTATCATTCTTACGATCAGATACTAACATAGTAATAGTTGATCCATTACCTGTTACTGATAGATCTGGTAACTGATAAACAGCAGATGCCTTAAGTAATTTACTTAACTGATCACTGTCAATCTGAAAAGTTACATCGCTTGATGGTAAGGTTATTGGTTTCTCTGGTGGAGCAACAATAACTTCTGGATCTGCAAATGCAAATTTAACTTTAGTTGACATACCCTCTCGAATAATCATATAAGTCTCATTCTTTAAATCCAAGTCTGGATCTCTCATAAGACCTACACCATTTAAAAATTGTGGTAGGTCATAGATACCAAAATCTCTTTCAAAGTTTTCATCAACATCTGCTTCCGCAAGTATGTTTTTCATCACACTAATAGTGCGAAGTTTAGAACCTTTCTTTACTAAGATTGATTGGTTGATTGAAGAGAAATTCTCTAATAGGTCAATGGTTTTTTCAGATAGTTTCATATCCATCGGTGTATAATCCTTCAAAGTGGTATAATAATACAGCATAGTGTATTATCTTCTGAATGTCAAGCTTTGGTGTGCCTTTCTTGTCATATCTTGAAGCATACTTTAGTATGTTACTTCTACAAAATGCAGATGCATCACCAACTGAATCAATGAGATCTAAGGTTTGTATTTTATTAGAGTAATGTTTGGAATATGTTTTACCAATATACTCTTTGATACTGTCTAAGATCTCATCTTCATTGTATTTGAAATTGGTTTTTAGTGGAAATGCTTCGTCCATAGTTCCTTCAAGATGATGTGCTAATAAACTCCAAGAGTTTGTCATGAATGCCAACCGTAAGGAGAAACAACTACATCACCTTGATTAGGATAAGCAGCAACTTCTGGGTCAGGATCTAACCATTTGACATACTCAGGATCTTCTATAGCACAGTCTAGTTGTATAGAACTATCAAGGTAATACATGTCATAATATCTCTTTTGGATATCATTGAACTTTTGTATACGATAGTCTGGTTCTCCATTAGTTTCTAGAAGACCTTTCTGTACAAATCTGTATGGGTATCTTTCTAAGATTACCTCTGTTTTTGTTTCTGTGTTAGGCATAGTCTTCGTAAGTTTTGAATTCGTTGTATGCAGATTTAAAATCTTCTTGGCATTCTACTGATGCAACCATAGCAGGTTGATGCATAGTACCACGAAATACTAACACACCTACAGCACCTTGATCATCTTCCATTGAGAGATAGTCGATGCATGGTGATAATTGAACTCCTTTCATTTTGTTTTTTGTTTGGTATGTACTTATTATAATGGACTACATACCCATCTAAAGGTCAAAATGGACACTAATATTATTGGCACACTATGCGTCTGCAGAGTTCTTAGTAGAGTAAGAGAATCCACCTTTCTTTGTAAATTCTATTACTGTACCAAACTTATCTAACATATCTGTCTTGTGTGATATTACAAATACATTAGCATCTTTTACAACATACTTTATAATTTTTATAAACTCATCTGTTCCGAATCCATCTAGTGATGAATCAAATACTTCATCTAATATTAATAGGTTTGTGTTTGCAGAATTTTTAAATCTTGCGACCTCTCTCCATGTGAATAGGAGTGCTAAGTCGATACGCATTTTTTCTCCTTCAGAGAATGAAGAATAGGAGAACTTATCGTGTATTGGATTTTGAATCGTTTCGTTAAACTCTTCGTTTAGATGGAAGTTTATATAAAAATCCATCATCTGTAAATAACGATTTACTTGCTCATTAATCAAAGGAAGATATTTTTTTATGATCCTTGCTTTTACTCCTCCATCTTGTAATAGAGAGTAAGCAAAGTTTTTATAGTTTATTTCCTCTTTTTCTGTAGCAAGCTTATCGAATACTATTTCTAGTTCCCCTTTAAACTTTCCTAATTCCTCATGTTCAGAATTTCTATTTTGTAACTTACTGGTAACAGTTTGAATTTCCTGTTGTATATCTCCTGTTTGTTGTTGTAAACTAGAAATTCTAGTATTGTTTTGAGAAATGTCATAAGTTAAGTTTGTAATCTCCTTGGTGAGTTGTTGGGATTGACGCTCTCGAATGCTTTCTTTTGTTATTGACTCCTCTAGTTTTTGATAACCTTCGTTGAGTTCCTTTGCCTTAGATTGAGCGTCTTCAATTCTATTTAACCGAAATGATTCTTCAATGTGCTGATCGCATGTAGGACATGTTTTATGCTCACTGAAGAACCTCTCTTCTTTAGTAATTCTGGATACTTTATTGGTTATCTTCTGTTTCAAAGAACCTAGTTGTTGCAGTCGGTTTGATGCATCTGATACAGTTTCTAATTGTCTTTGAATGCTAACTATACTAGTGTTAAGATTTTCATTTTTCTTTAACAATTTGTCTACATCTAACGCAATCATATTAAGTTTCTTTTCTTTATCTTGTATATTCTCTTTACCTCTCTTATCCAACTCTTCGATAAACTCTTCTTGCATCAATACTTTATCATTCAAGTTATCTTTCTTTAACTCTAAAGTTCTCACAGAGTCCTTAACAACCCTCATTTGATCTCTTACTATGTTATTCATAGCAGAGAATATTTTGATGTCTAGAAGGTCTTCTATGACCTCTCTACGGTTAGGACCGTTGAGTTGCATGAATGGTATGAAGTTACTACTACCTAGAATAACAATCTGTGTAAATGATTTAAAATTTAATTTTAGTATCTGTTCTTCTAGAACCTTTTGATTGACTCTATCATCTGCTTCTTTGTTACGCATATTACCATCTATCACAATATCAAAAATGTTCGGCCTGATACCACGACGAACAAGATATTTCTTTGAACCAATCTCAAATTCTATCTCTGTCTCTGTTCCTTTCTCATTAGTTGTATTGACTAATTGAGACTTTGTAATTTTTCTGTATGGTTTATTAAACAGCACAAAACATATGGCATCTAACACAGTAGATTTACCTGCACCATTTGCTCCTACAATGAGTGTGGTTCCATCAGCATCTAATATTACTTCCGTCCATTGATCACCTGTAGACAGGAAGTTTTTCCATTTAATTTTTTTGAACCGAATCATCCTTTTTTGGAGGTATTACGAAGTCGTTTTTCGATATAATACTATACTTATAATTATACACCTCACACGCTTTTATTGCAACCTCTTCGTCAACTTCTATAATATCCATTTCTTTAGGTAACTCTTCTTCCATCATCTCTGCATATCTGACTGCATCATCCTCTTCCTCAAACATGTACAAGACTTTTTCACCTGCAGCATCTTTTACTGCGTAAGCACCTTCACGATTTCCTTCTTCAGTAAGTAACCACATTAGTCAACCTCACATGCTTTGTTGTATAGTCCTCCGATAAGTTCTTTAACTCTATCTTTGTCAAGATCAACCTCCGACTCCTCTATAAATCTATTTAACAAGGTAATAGTATTCTCCTCATTCTCTGCATCAAAGTCTTGTCCTTGTACATATCCGTGATTCCAGTCTACACTCTCAATAACCTTTAGGTCTTCTACACCTACGGTATTAAGTTTGTCTAGGAACTTTTCAAATTCTTTTGGTTTACTTCTTTTCTCTACTATAACTTTTATTATCTTACCTGCGTATGGAGTAGCATCAAACAATTGATGTGGAGTATCTTTGTAATAAATTTTATGAAACATCCTATGAGGATTGTTTACAGGAGTTGCTTCAAAAGTATCTGAATCCCAGATATGAAATCCACGAGTGTCATCACAGTCGTTCCAGAACATTTCATAAGGATTACCTAAGTAATAAACTGTACCATCTGTAGATCTAGTATGGTAGTGTCCAGTATAAACTCTCTCAAAGTTATTAAAGATATCTGCATCACCACTAGCACCATGACTCTGTGTAAATCCTTTATATACTGCATAACCATTTAATTCTAAATGACCAAATACAACCTTTGCTTTTGACGACTTAAGTTTTCTTTCTATCTTTGGTCTGTTCTCTTCATTCATCCATCCTATGAAAAGACATTTTGTGTCGCCAATCGTATACTCTGCGTAGTCAGGGATAGTGATGATATTATTATATTCTCGTAGTAAAAGGTCAATAGAATTAATTGAGTTATTGTTTTTGTAATAGGCAGTATGATTACCCACGATAGTATACACAGTGATACCCATATCTCGTAACCTATCGAAGTAATTTTTCTTCGACCATTCGAGACTCCAGAGATCAATAGTTCTACGGTTGTCGAAAGTATCTCCCATATCAATGACCGTTTTGATTCCTTCTTTTTCGAGCGTCGGGAAGAATACTGTGTCATAAAATTTTTGAAAGTAATCATGGAATATTCGGTTGCCTTTCCTCATACCGAAATGCTGATCAGTAATAATCGCTGTTTTCATCTATTAGTATTTTTATACTGAATGTTATCCTTAATTGTATTATAGTCGGAACTTGTACCTCCTGCACCGTCTTCGACTACCATAACCTGATCATACCCAGTCCTTTCTATTATCTTAGTTTTTATCTCAAGTTGCTTCTTCTCCTTCTGTATGCGTCTGAGGAAAGCATAATATATTATCTGTGTAAAGTATGCAAAAGGGTTAGTAGACTTCTCAGGATTGAAGTTATGGATGTATTGTACACAATTCTCTATACCATCACCAATCATATCTTCTCTAAACATATAGTTTACAAAGTTAGGTTTATATGATAAGTGTGTTGCAATCTTTAAAAAACACTCACCAAGATAGTTACTGATGGCGGGTGGGTCGATTCCTTTTTCTTTTGCGATGGCACATTTACTGCGATAAACAATCATTGCTTCTAACAACTCTTTGTTATTCACATAATGATCGGATCTTTTTCTGGGCATTTTTGCTCCTTTCTGTTTATATTATAACATAGCTTGACAACAATGCAAAATACATGTACAATGATCCTTGTAGAGGTTTCAAGGTTATACTGTAGTTGATATTCCTGGCTTATCAACAGACTTGTCAAGAACAAATATCTTTTCTAAAGATACCCTAGCGGTGTCTACATTACCTAATTTACCCATCTTCTCACTAATATCTACCCGATTGGCGGTCGTCGTTTTCCTTCCTAGGTTATAATGATCATATGCTAACACCATCTCATGATCAGCATCTAATTCTTTTAAAGTAATAATTTTATCAAATGACAAACGATATATCTCATCCTCTTCTGGAATGGTTATCCAAGGTACTAATCTAACTAATGTGTTTGTACCTTTATGAGTTAACTCTACTTTTAGCGGTTCGGCAATAAAGAAGCAAGGTTCTATACCACTGTCATCCATAGTGGTGACTGCTATTATTTCTTCACCTGAGATCAACTTGAAAACAAAATAGGTTTCTTCTTTTTTCATTTTTTCTCCTTCAACGATACTCTTACAAGATCATAGTTAAAGTGTTCTTCATTATATATTTTAATTCTTTCTACCAGATGATTCAATGTGTAGTTTCTCTTTGTCTCTAAGTTTGGTAGAGTCACTGTACAATCATCTGCAATATCATACAAAGTAGCTTTAAATTTATTAGATCCTTTTCTTAGAACCCTACCAATACTTTGTAAATTGCGTATTCTACTTTTGCTAGGAGATGCAAAAATGACATTATGTAAGTTCTTAATGTTAATTCCTGTAGAGAAAGTACCATAAGAGGCAACAATGATTGCATTTGTTTCCTTCTCTGTTATCTCACGAACTTGTTCTCTGTCTTCAACATCTACTCCACCATGAATAAAGAACACTTTACGATCGTCACTACTATTTATTAGATCATATATGATTTGACCGTGGGTTTCTACCCTACTATACAGTATCAAGGTGTTACCTTTAAGGTCTAATGCTAGATTTTTAATAAAGTTGTTCCTTTTTTCATGTGATATGAGGTATTGTATCTCTTCTTCATAAGTATCAAAGCATACTTTACCACTCATAGGGTGTTTCAGTAGTATAATTTTAGCATTTAACTTAGCAAGATACCCTTTCTCCATCAATTCATGTGTCTTAACTGTCTTATATGAAGGTCCGAACAGTCCTTCTAGGACAAGTTTATGTGTTTGTGTACCATCTAGTGTACCAGTGAACCCATAACGATACTTTGCTTCATGCAATTTAGTCATAATTTTTACGAGTGACGCTGATTTAAACTGATGTGCCTCATCTCCTATAACAACTTCAAACTTCTCAAAGTATATCTTAGGAAGTTTATAGATAGATTGCCAGGTGGTAATGACTACAGGAGTATCTACTTCCTTATCTCTTCCCGCATAAATTTTGGAGCAATATGAATCAGCATCCCAACCGTAAGACACAAAGTCCTTACTCATCTGCTCTACCAGAGATGTCGTTGGAACAACTATCAGAGTCTTTTTCTTTTGCTCTGCGAAGTACCGCACTAATGAGTAAATCATCAACGATTTGCCAGAGGCTGTGGGTGATATCAATAGTCTTCTATTGTGTCTTAGAGCATCGTATACTCCCTCAATTTGATAAGTTCTTGGAGGAATCTTAGATATAGCATTCATATAATCCTTGACACCTTCCATAGAAATCATATCATTGACTTCAAATGGAGTACCATAGAATTTACTGTCTTCAAATTTATAATCATAATTATGGTTCTTACAAAATGATACTATCTTATCAAGTAACCCTGCATATATTTCTCCTTTCTGTAAATTAAATAAACGAATCTTACCATCCCAGTGTCTATTTCTATACTGTGGCATATATTTTGCACCAGGTATATCAAAGGTAAACTGATCAGATAACTCATGAGCAACATGAGGTTCTGATATTATCTTTAAATAGACTTCATTCTTTTTTGAGATAATAATGTCTGACATCATCCTGATAGTTTTTGCCAATCAATGATATTTTTTAATTGAAATCCTCTATTATTAATTTGCTTGATGATATCTTCTAGGTATGTCAGCATTACATCATAATATCTTATCTTCAATACTATAGTCTGAACCTTCTCATCAGCATCCATGTACCTTTTTACTGAATCTTTTTCTCTTACTTTGTATGGAAACGGTTCGGCCTGATACACTGAGGGGTCGGATTTTCCTGTGTAATAGTTATGCCGATCTAACTTAACCCTATATTCCTGTGCGGTTGCTTTCTCTCGTAATAATTTTAGAGCATTGTAAACATCCCAGTACTTTGCATGTAACATTGGGATCTTTGCTGCTTCGTCGTGAATTTTAATTTGGTCAATCTGTGAGTCTTTTTCCCACATACTTTGTATAGTTTCAAGATTCATGTTGTAATAGATGATGTCCTAACCTTGAACTTGGTGTCAAGGATTTCATAAATTAGATATTTGAATGTAACTGTTGCTGTAAAATACGAGTAATCAGTTTCACTTGCAGAAAATTCTAGAGTAGATAAAGATACTGGAAATAAATCTTTAAACTTGATGTACGACATAGGAGTAAAGTTACTATTTAAAACTGTTAGCGTTCCATCACTAAACTGTCTTAAATCGTCTACAACAAATTGATTATCATCAGCACGAATCAAGTCTCCAAACTGATCAACAGATTTAGGATAACCTAGTGAGTAAATCCAATTATGAATTTCTAAAAAGTTTTCCATGTTCTCATCTACTAGAAACTGTAGAGTAAGATCTTCAAACTGTATTTGATCACCTGGTACAGGAATTGATTTTAGATAATTTCCTACATCAATATTACCTAACTGTATGCCAGGTATTCTAGTTGAGTTAGAAAAGAAATCTACCTTTGGTGCTCTAGCAAGATTGAACTGAAACCCAGATGGGGACAGAAAATTCCTATTCTTTATTTGATTGTCGTAAAAGGAATTAGTCATTCAAACAGTGCTTTCCTACTGTTATTTAGTCCTCTTTTTTATCGTTAATTCTCTTTATAAATTCTTCGTCAGGAGTAAAGATAATAGGACCTTGTGCTATAACCTCTGCTAATTCTTCGAGTAAGTCCCTGTCATCATCCATAACATTTCTTAATAGATGTTAATATTTATGTGGTAGATTCCTATAGCCGCTTATGCTGAACCTACCGAAGGGCATAACCGCAGCCAGTATTTCTCTGACACACATATTATAACATAAAAAAAGACACCCTGCGAGGGGTGTCTTTGAAGTATATAAGCAACTTGCTTACATTAGGTTTTGAACTACAGTTCTCTGGTAGTATCTGTTACTGTTAGAAGTAATTCTACCAAGACCTTGAGCAGTACCTTCAGCGAATGGGTTTGAAACAAGACCGTATCTTGTCTTAAATCCAATTTTTGGTTGGAAGGAGTTCTCTCCAACTGCTCTTACCATCTGTAATGGTACATAAGGGCAGTAGAATAATCCTGCGTCATAAGGTGATGTACCTTTGTATCCTACAACATAGTACTGGTTTTGAGCACTGTTTGCTGAGAATGGGTCGATGTACACTCTGTACTTACCATTGATTGTACCTGCAAATGTATTGCCTGTGTCATCAACTTGTAAGTTTGCATTTAATGCAGGAGTGTAATCAAGTACACCTGCCATAGTTAGAGCAGAAGCAACATCAGCAGAAGTAAGGATGATGTTACCCTTTCCTCGACGAGTTCTCTGTGCAATTCTGTTTGCATCTCTTTCTATGTTGAATAGAAGTCCTTTGAACTTCTCAACTGACCATCTACCATTGGAGTCAACATCTAGGTTAAAGAAACCACTGTTTGCTACATTGACTTGTGAACCTGCTTCTGCAGTTTTGTAGATAGTTCTGATAACTTCTCTGTTAATCTCTGCAAGGATCTCTGAAGAAAGTATGTTTGCTAACTCAGCCTCAGCATTCAATCCGTGGATTGCCTTAAGGTCTTGTGCTAGTTCCAAACTGTACTCTGCCTTTAGTGCTCTTGACTTAGCAGTAACAGTAACTTTCTCGATGGAGAATGCCATCTCGTTGAAGTCACCATTAACTCCATCGCCTAATGCTTCAGAGTCTCCAGTTGCCATACCTTGACCAACTGAGTACTGTGCTTGAACAGCATCAGAAGCGTTGTTCTCAAGGATTGCAGGGTTTGTTCCTCTCTGTGTACCAGTAGAACCGAAACCAACTGTACCGTCATCATCAACTCCTGCGGTGTAATCACCTTGAGTTGCCTGACCAATGTTAGTTCCTGCTTTGTTGGCAGAGAATGCAGATTCTGGTTCGTTGAAGAATGCTTCATCACCAGACTGATTGGTGTATCTAGATCTCATTGCGAAGATCAAACCAGTTGGACCGTTCATTGGTTGAACACCTGCTAGCTCGTATGCAACGAGGTTAGGCATTGAACGACGGATCAAACTGATAAGAACTGGGTCGAAACCTGCTACAGGTCCTGCGGGGGTTGAACCACCACTGAACGCACCAGAAGCACCAACAGCGTTACCACTGTTTGTAGGAGCTGCTTCAGTTAGCATTGATGTCCCGTTCTCAAATGCAGATTGCTCTGCTAAAAACTTTTCTTGGTTCTCTAAAAGAACTGCTGTAACGCTTCTACGGTGTGCGTCCTTAATAGGATCTACACCTTCTGCGTCTAGCAATGGAGCCCACTTCTCCATTATTTTTTCGGCATTGTACATTGTACTTAGAATTTAAATTTGTGGTTGACTATTTTTTACCACCCATTGATAGGGCAGAAAGATACTGATTCATGGAACTAGAATTGTCCATGCTAGGATCTTCGTGTGCTATACCTTCCGAAATGGTTTCGGATTTATTGCTTGAAACCAGAGATTTGCTATTACTTGGGAAATATGATTCCTTAAGTGTAACAATCTTTTCACGGTACTGTGCTTCACCCTCAAACTCTATTCCTTCAGCTAAAGAATGTAACTTCTCTTTTTGTGTCTCTGCCAGTCCTTCGGATACTTCACTAAAAATACCATCTGCTGTAGATTCTCCGAGTCTCTGGTTGAGAGAGATGTTCTTCTCTATCTGCTCATTGAGCTTGCCTTCCATATCATCAAGTTTATTTACCATGCTTTCTAGCACATCATATTTGTCGTCAGGAATTGATACATAATGATCTTCAAAAAGTCCCTTCATACCTTGAAGGAATGATTCAGTCATTTCGGTCTTAAGACCATGCTCGACTTCGATTGCATTTTCTTTTAACCATTCGTCAGAGACATACTCCAAGTATGCGTCTGTACGCTCGATTAACTCAGACTTAACACCTTCGAGATGTTCTGTCAAAGTTTTCTCGTACTCCTCGGTCATCGCTTCTTGAATCTCGTTAACTTTTGAGTTAACAGCAGCTTCAAAAATTGTTTTTGCCTTTTCTTGGAATTCTTCAGAAAGTTCTTCTCCACCAAATAGTGCAGCAAGATCGTCATCTACATTAATTGCAGGTGTCTCTTCTGTTTCAGCAACTACTTCTTGATCTGCTTCAACAGCAGGTTCGTCGCCTTGCTTTAGGACTTCTGTTCCTATAGACTCCATTCCTTGTGCAGGTTTTGCACCTTTGTTAACGATATCTTTTACTGTTTTTACAGTAGCGGACTTCAGTGATGCTGAGTTATCGTCTGGTTTGTAGTTCTGAGGTGTAGGTCCTCCGAGATCCTCATAAGATGCTGATGCTCCAGGTGATGTGGAGTCGTCAACCTTCTTCATAGGATCGCCAGCTTTCGCACCCCTTGTTACAGGATTGTCCATTTCGTTTAATTCTTTAGCGGCCATTTTCCGATGTTCTCCGAATGAGATTAGGTTAATCTGTGATTATTTATAATAACTTAAAGATTTGATAAGAACTGATTAAACAGTTTCAACTTGTTTTCTTCAAGTTGTTGCGTATCAACGAGAGTGTTGACTTGCTTATAGGTTCTTTTAGCGAGTTGTTCTCTAACAACACTGCCATCCCAAACCCAGTCTTTTCCTTCCATAATACCTGCTACGAAAGCATCAGGTGCAGAAGGGTCAGCAACGATATCAGCAGCAGTAGCAAGAGTAAAGTCGTCAGAAACAATTTTAACTCCTTCGTTGTTGACTGCGAGAGTACCAAGACCACGAGATGAGACTCCTAGTTTGACACCTTCGTCTATTAGGTTTTGTGCTATCTTACCCATAGGTGTAGATAAGATCTTTGCCTTACCGACATAATTAGATCCACTTTCTCTAAGTGAAACTATTTTATGCGAGACACGATCGAGGTTTACTGTAGGACCTTCGGGGTGACCTAGTTCACCAACCGCACGACCAGATTGCACAAACGATTCATTGTATCTTGTGACTTCTCTGCGTAGAGTGTCCATTGGATACATGCGACCATTGCGGTTTTGTATATCTCCTTGTAAAAATATACCTTCGATAAACATAGATTTCTTACCGTTGCGATTTTCAACGATAACTTCTACATCATCAATCTGTTCTGTGATTAACTTCATTGCTTTAATTAGTAAATCCTACTTTAGATACTTCAACAGCATTACCTGTTACATATATCTTATCTGATGCATTCTTCTCAACCAGATCTGCTGTACCATTTACTGTAGTAAATGATCCAATAATTACATTACTAGAGTCAGTTCTAACAACCACTGCAGCACCCGCATTAGATAATACTCTTACTACAGTAGCATTATCAACAGTTGTAGCGTTACCACTACCTGCTGCCAGAGCTGCTTTTTGTCCTAGAGGTAATATTCTAGACATCAGGTTCTTCCTCTTCTGGTTGTGCTTCTACTTCAGTTTCCACTTCTGTTTCCACTTCTGCTTCCTGCTCTAATGCATTACCAAAAAGGTCATTAGAAGCATATGGTCGCAAACCATCTATTCTCTCTGCTGATTTAGCATAAAGAACATCTTTGATTTGATCGCTAATGTCTGCAGCAGACGCATCTGTTGCTATCATATTTACGAGTTCTTCCATCATGATTTAATATACTGATAATGTTATTTATATCTCTCCCTCGTTGTCCTTGGGCATATTCTGCGGTTGCGGTACAGGTGCTGCTTCTTCTTCACCCATTTCTGCCATTGGATCTCCCATAGCACCCTGTTCAAATTCTAACATTTGTTGATTTGGATCTGGTATAACACCGTTAGCAATTTCTTGTTCAATTTGCTCATCTATCTCTACAATTTCTGCGTCTTTTTGTCGCAATACATTTCTTCTAATGTATTCTGTAGAATAATATCTACCAACATAAGGTTCTACCATACCAAGTAAACCTAAACGACCTTCCATTAGTTCCTTATCTTTTAATTCTGCAAAATGATTGTCGTATATAAAGTCAAACTGGATATGCTCTGACATAATCTCCCAGTCTTCGGGTGTCACAATGTTCTTAAGAAGTAATTGTGATCTTAGTATATCTAAAAAGATCTTACCAAAACGCTTACGCAATCTACCAACAAACTTACTGAACTTAAGTTCATCTCTTAGTATCTCAGATGATCTACCTAAATTAAATCCATCACCAGAGCCCGCAATCCTTGACTCAGGAACTCCTAATGATCTGTATAATTTAGATTGGAAGTATTCTATGTCTGCTAACTCACCTAAGTTTTGTCCACCAGGTAATGTAGTAAT